ATCAAGTTCAGATAAATCTAGTGAAACATTATAACTAGATGCCCCAGCTTGGTTTGCAGAAAATGTTGCAGATCCATCAAGACCAGCACTTGTACTTAAAGTAAGAATACCATTGCCTGGACTTGGGGTATTAAATGTAATCTGACCATCATTATTTCTAGTTACTGTTGTTTCACCACTACCTACTAATTTAATAGTATCATCAGCTCCAGTTGACGCGTCTAAGAATAGATTTGGATTTGTATTATCACCATCTGTCTGTTGTGCTTTTAGTAAGTATGTTGTATTATCATCAGCTGGTGTTGTATATGAATAAGTGACTTTCTTTTGTGATGCATCAAATGCAACTGATAAATTACCACCTGCAGCAAACTCTATCCCATCTCCATGACCTACTGAGAATTGGTCTGTACTTGCATCGTTTTCAACTTGAAATACTGTTGCTTGAGATTGGTCTGTTGTTAAGTATCTTCCATCTAGGTCAACAGTTACTGCAGATAGCCCTTGACGTGAAAGTGTAAGAACACCATTACCAGTATTCCATGAAGCACCAGTAACAAAGTTATTTGCTGTTGATACTGAACCAAAAGATAGAGTACCAGCACCATCTGTCTGTAATACTTGGCCAGCACTTCCATCTGCACAATTTAATTCATCTACTGCAATAGAATTACTATCTAATTTTATTTCAATACCATTAGTATTTGCAACAGTAGAAATTGCATTACCACCTTGGAAATCTACAACTTCAGTTGATGTAATATTATCGTTACTACCCGAGTCGGCCTGTAGTGTCCAATAGTTATAATTATCTAGTGTTGGTTTACCAGTTACATTACCCCATGCAATGTTACCACTAAATGTTCCAGCAGTTAATGTATTTGAGCTTGGATTGTATAGTAAGTTATCATCATGTTCAACTCCACTATTTCCTGTCCCAGTTCCATCATGGAATAATAATCTTAAATTAGCACTCTCTGTATTGTTTTCTGTTACATAAACTTGAGTTGCAGTAGCAGCATTACCTGTAATACTTGATGAAATACTATTTGGCAATCTAGCATCTGCAATTGTTCCAGTTAGATAAGATGCAGCAAGATTACCAAGGAATGTAGGAGCCTGAATATTTTTATTAGACTCTAATTTAGTTCCTGTATGATTATAATTAAATGTTGCAGCGGCCGCATATTCACCAAAGGTAATTCCGGTTCCAGTATTTGCAGTACCAGTAGTAGAACCTTTACCTAATAGAATATTTTTATCTGTAATTTCTACATTTGTAGTATTGAGATATGTCGTTGTTCCTTGAACTTCTAAGTTACCTGCAATAATAACGGACGTTGTATTAGCACCAATAGTTAAATTGTTTGCACCAACTCCGTCAAAGATTGTTTTACTACCTGCAGTTAAATCAATGTCTGTTAACCCTGTAAGAGTAGTATCTGAACCACCTAGTGCGATTGTACTATTACCAATTGTAATACTTGAATTAGTTAATTTAGAATTTCCAATACTTCCTGCAAGTTTACTTGCAGCAATACTTCCGGCCAACATTGCATTAGTAATACCAAGAGCCTTAACTCTTAGATTATTACTACTTACTTCAATAGAGGAATTATCTACATTTACACCAAAATCAAAGTTCTGATTAGTAGAATCCCAACCTACTGTAATAGCAGTTTCTGTATTGGAAGTAATTAAATCTTTTGCATTGTAGAAAGTAACTACGTCAGCAGTATTAGCAACAGGAGCATTATCATTAGTAAGTCCAGCTAGTTGCCAAGCTCTATGAGAAGTATTATTAGCACCTGTGCCTACTCTACCCTCGCTCCATTGTAATACGGCATCTACTGTTGGTTGAACACTATTAGCAGTAATTTCACTTCTATCTACTTTTAAACCTTCTGTACTTGCAGTTGAATTTAATGTTATGAATGCCGTATTAAATGTTTGGGCACTACCAGCTCCTCCACCTAGTATGAGAGAACCACCTGATAAATTTATTGTTCCAGTAAATGTCTTTGTTCCAGAAATTTCTTGGTCTTGTGATAATCTCATTACACCATCATCACCATCATCATCTATATCAAAGTGAAGTTTTCCACTTGTATCATCATAGGTAACACTAATTCCATCTTCACTAGAACTATTAACCATCAATCCGACTATATCTTGAATAGCCTCATCTTTTAATGATACTGTGCCACTTGAAACTGTAAAGTCAGTAGATGTAAATTTAGCAACACCTTTATTAGTAGTTGATGCATCCTCTCCAGATATCTGTAATGTGTTATCATTAATATTAGTGTTAATACCTTCACCAGCACTTACTGTTAGAGTTTCTCCAAGAGCAATTGCATGAGCAGTTCCACTTTCTGCACCAATAGTAATAGTAGAATTATCAAGTTTAGCATTAGTTACATTACCATCTGTAATCTTAATAGTTGTAACTGCATCTGTTGCTAGTTGAGTTGTTCCAACTCCCCCATTTGCAATACCTACTGCATCGGCCGTAACATTAATACCTGTTCCTTGACCTACATTGAATGTTCTATTGGATGCAAGTGTTCCGCCACCTGTAAGACCACTACCTGCAGTGAGATTAAGTCCATTCAGAGCATCTAGTTCATCATTAAGATTTACTAATACTCCAGAAATTGTTGTTGCACCATAAGTAATTGCTTCACTACCTGTGGCTCTATATCCTTCATCATTACCAATCTCTGTTTCTATTAAACCAATTGCCGCTGTTACTGAACCTGCACCATTTGTAATATCTCCGACGAAATTTGCAGAACCAATTTCTGATTGTAATTCATTGATAGCCAATTTTACTGTTTGTGCTGTCGTTGTTAGTGCACCAATATCTAATGTACCTGTTACATCAAGATTTCCACCAACATAAGTATCCTTTGCAATTCCAACACCGCCGTCAATTCTAACTGCACCTGTAGTTGTACTTGTAGATTGAGTAGTACTATTAAAGTTAGTAACACCATTTACATCTAGTGTACTTCTTAGAGTTGTTCCGTTAAGAACATCAAGAGTAGAATCAATATCTGTAGCACCGTCAATGTTAACTGTTCCACTTAATAGTGTATTAACATTAACTGTTAAGTCTCCAGAGACTGTTGTATCATCTCCTGTACCATTACCTAGAGTATTATTACCTTGAGTAGCTAAATTACCTGTTAGAGTAGTTGCACCTGTAACTCCAAGTGTTCCTGCAATAGATGTATTACCACTAGTGTTTGCAACTGTGAATGCAGTACCATCTACTGCAATACCACCATTAAGACTTGCAAGTCCACCTACCGATAGAGTTAAATCAATAACACCTTGACCATCTACATTTAAATTGTTATCAACATCTAGGTCATTTGTGACTGTTAAGTTATTGGCAAAGGTTGCATTGGCACCATTACCTGTTATCATTGTAGAAGTACCAGATTTAATAAGAATATTATTGGTACCACTTACTTTGTCTATTTCTCCATATTGAGTACCACCGGCCTTTAGTGTTAAATTACCAGCACCCGAATCTAATATAACATCTCCAGCAGAATCAATAGTAAATGTCCCAGATGTAATATTAAATGCATTTGAACCTGCACTAATCTCATGTGTTGATGCATCGAATACTGCTTCAATTTCTCCGATGGCTCCAACCAAAGTAGCTTTATGTGATGTGGTTAATGATGTAACATCACCGATATCGCCTTGGATTTCTGTGATACCAGTTACAGCTGTTGTTGCTGTATAACCAGTAGCATTATTAATATCATTATGATTACCAAGTTCTGCTCTTAGTTCATTAATACCTGCTTTAAAGTCGTTAGCTGATAGACCAGTGAATGATACTCCACTATCATATAGATGTGTATCAATTTGGTTAAGTGCAGTTACTACTTCCTTTGTTGAATATCTTGATTGTAAATTTTCTACTGTTCCAATATCATCTTGCAATTCATTAACTGCATCTATGATATCTCCAGTAATAACTTTTACTGCCTGACCATTAGTAGCTGGTGTATTAAGTTCTACTATATGAGAATCAGCAGGAGATAGATTAGTAATATTTCCATGATTGGCTCCAGCAATAGTATTACTTAGGCCTAAGAATCTAATTATATTACCTTCGGCAAATACACCACTTATTGTTTTAACAAGTAAAGTAGTAGCATTAATATGATAAACTGTTCCGTACCAAGTACCATTTGCCTCTACACCTGCAACAGTAGTTTGAGCAGCACCTTGATAAGATAATGTACCTTCTGTAATATCAGTTAGAGTATTACTTCCTGTAAGAGTTATTGAACCTGCAATAGTAGGAACATGATAACCAGTAGCAGTTAAGTCTTGTACTAACTCTGTACCGGCCTTAGTAACTCTAATAGAGCCTACTTGATAAGATTCTACTATAAGTCTTATTACGTTTGCATTACCTATACTACCAGTACCATCTGTTAAATCTTGACCAGCATTAAAAGTACCACTTGTATTTTTAACCAATAGTTTCTTTTTGCCATCTACTATTGAAATACTTACTAGTGTTGCACTAAATCCACCTGATTGTGAAAGAGTAGAATCTGTTGCAAAACTTGCTGGAATAGTTGTACTATCCTTTAAGATAATATATCCGCCAGTATTATCAATAGTTATTTCAGGTAAGTGAGAAAATACTAAACTATTTCCGAAGAATTTTCCACCATTGGCAGTTGTAGCTGAATAAGAAAATACTTTATCTGCTAGTCTTGTAACATCAAGTGTTGTACTATCACCTTGATTAAAAGAAACTTCATTTGTCTTTTGTCTTAATTCTTCTAAAGTATTATTCTTTAAAACTTTTATATCATTTGCCATTATTTACCACCTAGTGTTTTAAGGAGTTCTTTTATTTCAGCCATATCGGCCTTTAAACTTTGAAATTCATCATTGAACTTCTGTTGATTTTTTATTTGATTTAGTCGATTTTCGTAACCATTCATATTAGTATTTATAACGGCATTACTATGGATATCTCGTTCTAATTCCAAATTGTCTTTTATTTTTACTCTTTCCATTTTATGTATTTGCAATTGCCCTTAGGTTTTTAACTGTAGGAACATAACAACTATTACTACTTCTTAATACAATCTTAATAGAGAAAGCATTGAATGGGAATCCTGCAGCCACCTGATAATGTGCTTCGTGATAATCGAATTCATTTTGATTAATTGGTAGTGGCAATAAAGGATTAACAAGAGTCCAGCCAATATCATCAAAGTCTATATCAGTATCATCTGTTGCTTTATAGTAAACATCAATGTTGGTGCCAGTAGGTCTATTTGTATCTAAGAATATATCTATATTACTACCGTCTGTATTTAGTATTACTTTCTTAGTAATATATTTTGCAACATTACTGGTACCAGTAGCATTAGTCTCTGCAACATAAGTACCCTTAGAAGTGTAACCAGCAACATTAGTAGTAGCATCATTAATTCTATTCTGAACACATATTGCTGATGTTCTATTTAAATCAATTACTGGAGATAGATTTTCAATTCCATTATTACTTAGTACAGCATTAATCTGATAAGTTCCTTGTTGAGTAATACTATTATGAGTTTTATTAATTTCTGATACGACTGCACTAGGCACTTCAAGTAGAGTATTCTGATTTGCAATTATAGGAACTGACGCTGTATTAGTATATAGTGTTTGTGCTGAATCACTATTTCCATCTAATGATTTCGTGGACATTCCAATATGACTAAATGTAATAGTAACATCGTCAGTTGGGTCTTCAGGATTACCTGGGAATTCAAGTGTCTGCGCATTAAGTCTGGTTAAATCATACATCTGATTTTCTGTAGCTGTAATCTCAACACCACCACCTCTTCTTCCATCTGCTACTGTTGAACTTTGTTGGTCATCTAATACTAGTACATAAGAATCATGTTCTGCCTTAGTTACTACATGAGAGCCATTAAATACTGTTCTAGCTAATCCATTAATAGTAGATGTAGTAGTAGGAATAGATAGTGTAACTTTATGTTGAGTATCCGTTCCATACATGCCATGATTTGGGTGTAGAACTCTAATTGTAGTTGTATCTGCACTTGCATCTTTAGATAAGAATATAAATGGATCTGCAACTAATTCTTTAGGTGGTACTACATCATTAACTAGATTAACTTGTGCAGATGAACCTGTAAAGGATGCTCTATTTAATTTGAATTTAAGGTCTTTAGTTTGTTCAGGAGTCCATGTTGAAGCATTTGCAGAAGTAAAGAATACCCCATTAAATGGCTGTTTAGTAATTCGGTAAGCATTATTAGTTAAATCAAACTTACTAGTCTCTGAAACATATACTTTATATACACTAGAGTTAGAAACAAGTACTATAGCATATTCTGTTCCTTCTTTAAGATATACTGGATGGTCCCAACTAATTGTAGTTGCAACGTCAGCATTACCAACACCATTATTTGCAGTCATATCTGATGCAACATTAATAGAAGTTGGATATACTACTGTAGATGCTCCTGGCACTTCTCTTTGAGTCGGTATACCATTTTCTACTTCTCTAATAGAAACATGAATTGGAATATTAGCATCTTTTATTGCAAAGAATAAGTCTACTGAAGTAGTAAAGATACCACCCTGAGTACTAACAACGAATGTTTCTGCAAGAGGGTCATAGTATCTAATTAATTCGTGAGTTGTTTCGCTACTTCTTTGTGTAACTGCATTAGTTTCACTTACTTCTCTAAAGGCAATTCTAGGAACTTTAGTAGAAATAATTGTTTTCTGATATGTTTCTAATACACCCTGTGAATAGAAGTTAACTGCTGCTTTAGTAGTAGAGTTAGCATCATTATTAACATTTGAATCAGTTAGTTTAAATTCTCTTGTTCCAGCCTTAAATTTTAATACATCATTTCTAGGAATAACAAATGACCCGATACATCTACCTGAGGCATCAGATACTAGTGCACCACTACTGCTTCCTGGATGGGAAGTCTTACCTTGATATGTGATAACATTTGCTCGGTCTGAGAATTCTGAGAATGAAGATTCTTGTCTACAATAAGCAGTAACATCTACTCCATTAAAGAATGCATATAATTTAGTAGATGGTTTTAATAGTTCTGCATCAAAGAAGATTTTTCTTGACCTCATAAATGGTATGAAATTAACTTCAACTACTACATTACCAATTTCCTTTGTCTCTCTGTCGAATGCAACATATGCATCTTGACCTGTTCTAGTTGCAGTTCCTGTTTGTGTAACAGCTCTAGTAGTAGTATTAACTTCTGCCCTAGCCTTACCTCTAGTATTTGCAACACCAGTTAATCTTTGACCTTCTCTACCTGAAACATTTTGTGTTCTTTGACTTATAATACCACCTACTGACCTTCCCGTCCAGTTAGTTTCCCATTCGTTCCATACTGTACCCAAAATACCTTCACTTTCTGCAGCAGTAACAAACTGGTCGAATGCACTTGTATCATCAATGATAATATCTGGTCTTTGGTCTACATCTTTCCATTCATCTGATTCTGGTGAGAGTCTAACTGTTCCGTCCCAGATTACTACATCATAAGGATTAACAAACTCTGCATATGAAGAGTATGGTTGATTTAGTTCAACTACATTTGTATATGGCATTGTAATAATACCACCTTTGGCAGACTTAACTGCAGTTCCACTATCTCCAGTCTTTCTGATGAGATTTATACTTCTTTCATCAAACTTAGGTCTTAATATACCTACATCTCTATCTACTGAAACATTATAGTCTGGATGTGATGCATCTCCGATACCATGGCCAAAGAAACCATCTACAATAAATCCATTTTTAAATCTTGCTTGACCACTTCCGTCAAAAAGTTGTGCTTCTGAAGCAGACTTTTCTAATAGAGAAAGTGAAGTGTAGTATTCTAATCTTTTAACACGAGAATCAATCTGGCCTATATCTCTCATTGTATATCTTTTATTATCAATCTTTTGTACTTTAACATCTTCTACACTAAAGACATAAGGATTTAAACTAATATTATAAAGATGAATGGCATTTTCTAGCCCTTCAGGTTCAACAGGATATAGTCCTGATTCACCTTTTACTACTTTATATGTTCCATCTTTTGCTAAGAATAACTTATCAATTCTTCCAACAAAGTGAGTTAGATTATATGAAATTGTGCCAACTGGAGGTAGCATGTTAAGTCCTGAGTGACCAGCACCTGTACTAAACTCTTGGCCTGTTGTTGTTCCTGACCTACCTTTCGTTGGTCTAAAATCTAAAACATCTCTTAGTGATTGGCCGTTATAAGAACCTATGTCAGCATAAGGAATCGCACCATAAGAATCAACTGAAAAGTAATTACCAGATTCATTATGAGTAAAACATTTAAAGGTTACAGTAAAGTTACCCGCAGGAAGAGTTTGACCACCTTTTAGAATTACTTTACCTCTATCATAATAGGAATCTCTTTGCCCGTTATCTAAAATAAACTTATCGGTTACTACATTATTTGCAGAATCTCTAATTTCTGTTAACTCTCTGATATCAACTTCATTTAATTCATAAATTGATTGAGATGAACTATAGGTAAGTGTTGTACTTCCATTATCTTTTGCAGTTTTGGTTTTTACTGAACCTGTAGTAATAGCACCAGTACATATAACGGTAATACTTGCCCCATCATTACTACCTAGAGAGCTTAATGTTATAGCTCCACCACCTACACCACTTACTATAGAGTCCGGTGCAGCCACTGCATCATTATTAGCTGATAGGTTTCCGATGTGATAAATAACATCATCATCATTTGCAAGTGAAACTCCTGACGGCATATTAATAGTTACGCCAGTGCCTGAAATAGTACCTGAAACTTTTACTCTTACATTATAAGCAGCAGTAAAATTGCCACCAGTCTTTAGTGTTTTTACCGCTGATGTAGGTAGATTATATACTAAACTATTATTACCAGTTTCAAACCTAGTTCCTAAAATACCAGTAGTAACTAAGCTAGATCCATTCCTTGCACCTAAATTAGCTTCAAAGTTAGTACCCTGAGAAACTTTTTGAACTGAACTAAAGCTTTGACCTGAATTCATTGTTACATCAAAGATGTATAATCTAAAGTGTTGTGGAGAAGCTGAATCATGTTCGAAGCCTCTTGCTCTAGCTGTACCTATAGTTGCACTACTTGAATTCTTTAAGTTTACTGTAGTAAAGTCATTAATGTCTGGTGTGCCTTCACACTCATTAGGGTCTAATTTAATATAGTTACCAAACCCAACTGATTGAGTAATACCATTAATTACTCTTTCATCAGATGTACCTCTACCCTTATCTATTACTATATGGTCAGTCTTGGTTTTTTCTATTCTACGGCCTTCGATATATGCAACACTTGGTTCAATACCAATTGCAAGTTTTGCATCATTACCACCTTGTGATTGAATTAGATAACCATTATTATTATTGGCATTTAAATGTTCTTTAATATCAAGAACGAATGGCGCAAGAATATAATCTCCAGATTCTTCACTTGTTCTTCTTTCAAATCTATCTGAAAGCCCAGTATTAATTGGAGTATCATCTTTCTTTACTATAATACCATTTTTAATATCTGCCAAATGAATATAATCATTAACAGATCTGCTAGCTAAACTAATATTCTCTTTAATTAGATTTAGATTGATAACATATCTATTTGCACCTGGCGCAGATTCATTTGGACTTCCTGTAGCATTATCTACTAAGTCACCATAACCTGAATCTAGGTTAGATTTAATACCACCTGTAATTTCTAGACCGAGAATATAAGTAGGAGTATTTGTGTACTTATCAAGTAAGATTGTTTCTGCTGGTACGTGAACAAAAGAACCATTTACGAAAAAGATACCTTCTTCAATTGCATATGCAGAACCAAACCCAATTGGATTTGCAACTGCTCCACTACCTGTTGATGAACTAATAGTGGCACTTACTACTGTACCTGATGTGGTTGAAATTACATCACCCTCTGAAAAGACTGATGTTGTTGTATTAGTACCAGAATTAACATATTCAAGATAAAGAGTATCAGGTTCTGCAGAACCATTAACTGTTTCTGCTGCAACTACATTTAATACTCTAGCCTTAAGACCAGCTGTATTTTGAATTTCTTTACCTAAGAAAGTGGAAAGATAAGCAGAAATGGCTGCACTGTTATGAGTGGCGTTTAATTTAATGTATTGATAATTACTAGCAAGTAATGTTTGTTTACCACCAAGTACTCTATCACCATCAGCAAATGTATACTGACCCAACTTATCAATTTGAGATTGTAGTGCAGTTTGTAATTGTGTTAATTCTCTTGCCTGGACTGCAAATCCTGGACGAAATAAAATCCTATGATAATTCTTTGTTTCATCAAAATCATCATAGTATGGTGCGCCGAATTTTTTTACATTTGTTATAGCCATTTATATTCTCTCTTTTTATATATTTATAGAACTTATTAGAATTCTATAATACATTTAATATCTTCAATCTGTGAGGCAGTTCTTGAAATAGGAGCTCTATTCTCAAGGAATACCAATTGTCCACTACCTTCAACAAATTCTGAATTTTGAACAGGGTGTGTAGCATCTGTAGAAGAGGTACCACCTGTTGGTAAAGTACCATTAATCTGTTCTGCTGCTCCTGAACTACCATCAGTAAATGATTTAAATCCAGTCTTTCTATTTTGGTAATAGTATAATCTTTTATTAGTAGTATCAATTTCTGCAAGGTATGCCTTAGCACCTGAAGTACCACCAGTAAGTAAACAGTCTACATTATATGCAGTAACATCTGCAGAACCATTCATCTGTAAGTATTTAAGACCTTTTAGAGTAGATGCAGTTGCAATTGTTGAAGTTGCTGCTCCATTAGCTTCTGATGTATGACCACTATCTGTATTTGTTGCTCTCTTAAAAGGATTCTTAATAATACCGATCTGTCTAAAATCATTACCTACAGTTAAGTCACCACCTTCTGCTGAATCTAATTGAGCATTAAGTGCAATATAGAAGGCACCTAGTTCTCTTACTGGGTCAACTCCATGACCTGAAGAAGGTGAAATGACTGCTCTTGCAGTAGCACCTGAGCCACCACCACCAGAAATTACTATATCAGCAATGGTATAATCGGTTCCTTTAGCAGTAACAGCAATACTTGCAACAGTTTGGTTCGAACCAGAACCTGCCATTGTTACTTGTGCAGCACTAACTGTTGCACCTGTACCATCACCCGAAATAGTTACTGTTGGTTTAGAAGAATATCCTGTACCTGCGGCTGTAACTTCGATTCTTTCAATACCTGCGGCAGTTGCAGAATCTCTGGAACCAATTTGCGATGACTGTTGTGGAAAATCTACACTTGTATTTGCAAGAGTTGGGGCCATTGCCAATGTTTTTACTGGCATATATGAATTAGTTAAAAACTTTTCTGAATCTGCAGTAGTAATAGTATACATATATTTCCATGTATATCCGTCACCTAAAGTAACTGGGTCAACTCCTGTATGAACTGGCTGTACTGATGTTACTGAATCACCTGCCTTAATACATTTATAAACTTTAAATTCAGACCTTGTAACAACATAAAATCTTTCATCAAAGATATCGGAATCATTCGAATCCCATGCTACGTAAGTTTGTCCGTCATCATAATTATATCTGGGTATAACATGAGAAATATCACTAGATGTGACTTTCTTCATACCAAGTATTTGCTGGAATGACTCATTGGTATCATCAATGTGGTCTCCAGGGACGAAAGGAGTAGTGTCAGTCAGGTCGGAAGTGGCATTCGACCAAACATCTGATTTACCGATGGCCAAATAAACACTGGAGCCTGTGACATCTTCCTTGAAATTCTCTGCATTGAGAACTCTAAAAGGGGTTGTAATAATTGCTGCCATAATTCTTTCCTATGTTTATGTTAATCTAAGTTTATAAAACTACTATTGTTATAACTATTTATAGTGTTTTTATATTTGTTTTGTATGATTTGAGAACCTAATTGTTCTATTGTAAAGTTACTATTAAAGAGCTTATCACTCTCATAAAAACTATTACCTTTACTATTATAATAGTTATTTAGTCTTGTTTGATTTAAGTCATTAAGCAATACTTTGAGTATCATCTTAATATCCTTAGCTCTATATTCTGAAACTGTAGTAGAACCTAAAGTTACTGATGGGTCTAATACATAACCGTTACCAGCATTAGTAATACTTATAGTAGTTATTCCTGCAGGTAGCATAAATACTTCACCTACAGCATTACTTCCACCGCCACCACTAAATGTTATTGTAGGTGGTTGAGTATATCCACTGCCTTGATTTGTTATAACAACTCCGTCTACATCACCTAGGTCATTTATTAGTGCATAACCTAATGCAGTTACACCACTTGTCGGTGCAGAGAAAGTTACAGTAGGTCTTGAAGTATATCCAGCACCACCAGATATAATACCCACTCTTTCTACACCAGTTGCTGCAAGATTAAACTGTGCTGTGGCCTGTACATTAGTACTTAATGGAACTCCGTCAGCATCTGTTGCTGTTGGTTGCCCTATCTTTATAACAGGCGGCCTACGATATTGTCTAAGAGATACTGATTCGGTAGGGAAGGTAAGTTTTGTAACCGTACCAACACCACTATTGGCTGCTACTGCTAGAGACGCAGATGTATAACCAGTATTTGTTCCACTTATAGTAACAGACTCTATCTCTCCTAGAGCATTAAGAACTGGAGTTAATGTAGCATTTCCACCCTCTGCAATTGTAACAGCAGGAACAGAACTAAAACCAAATCCTGGATTAATAACTTGTACTGAACTAATTTTACCATTAGTAATCTGTGCAGAAAGAACCGCATTACGACTAATCCTAGCTTCTGCAGTAGGAGTAAATATAGAAGCAAAGGCCTCTACTAATAATGGTATATCTTCTGCACCAATTAATCCTGGCTGAATACCTGGCATAGATGATAATGTAAATCTATTAACTCTAGTTGCACCATATGCATTTACTAGTTGATTTACCAACTGTCCAGTTTCTGGATTTTTAGTCTGTACAGTAACGCCTTTATTACTATCACCAAATACTGTTCTGGTTAATTGTAATAAAATTAAAATTTCACCGAAGAATATAAATCCTGCAGGGTGAACTAATCTATTAAATACACTATCCCAATCTTCAATATTTCTACCTGTCTTAATAAGATAACTATACTTCTGATATCTATAACTGTCTTGTAATCTAATTTTCTTTTCAGATATAAAACCTTTAGTAGAGATAAACTGATTAGCATCAGAGTCCCAATCTCCAGAAGAAGGTATAAGAGTATTATCCCAAGGTCTTGTTACTTCTACTTCATCTTCAAAGAAGAGTCTGAAGAATGTAGCAATAGAATCTTGGCTACCTCTTACTTTATAAAAATCAATAATTCTTTTGTAAAGTGTCGCTTTATTAACTGAGATATCTCTTGGTATAATAGCAGCAATCTCTTTCTGCATAAAATTTAGATATTCATTAGTAGGGTCTTTGGCATCATCTAAGTTCTTATCAATATCCATTGCATCTTCTAATGCATTAAGTACATAAGATGGCCCTGGGCCTACCCAATTTTTAATCGTGGTTGTAAGTTTAGCAGTCTTAGTATTATGGCTTGCTAAACCACTAACAGTAAAAGTCTTACCAATTTCTACTGTGCTTTTTGCAAGAGAACCTGGGAGTTCATTACCATTAGATATTTGTACGTTTGTGTTACTTAGTGTTATTACTGTATCATCATCTAATACTAGTGTGCTATTAGCACCATCATGGTCAGAAAAGAATTCATTACCATTAGAGTCTAGGTCTGGATATCTAAAGACTGCCTGACCATCTAATATTCTATCTGAAAACGATTCCGTAGTTTGATATATAAACTCATTCATATTCATAAACTCATAATATGATTCCAAGAGTTTTTGAATACCAACGTTGCTGGTAGTATCAATATTATCTAAGATTCCATCAGGTAATAATTGTTTTACCTGCAAATCTTCCTTAGATTTTCTCTTAGAGGAGAATACCGATTCTATAAATCCTGGTGAATTATTATCTATTGACATATTATCTTAACCTAGAATTAACTGAATAGTCTATTGAGCCTGATGAACCTGCTGTAGAAATAGTATCTACTTGTGCAGTAATATTTACAAATGATTGGTCTATATTAATTAACTGGTCTCTTTTAGGCGCTATATCTAGTGAGTTTGGAATAGCAGTAATTTTAATAGAAGTACCTGATGCAGATGTAGTAAAGTTATTTAATGAAATTTTACCAGATGATGGAGTAATAAGTCCTGCATCATTTATAACAGTAATATTATTTCCATCCACTACTTTATAAACCATAACTTGTCTATTACTAGACCCCGTAATTGGAATATCACCAAAGAAATGGTCTACACCGCCTGGAACCAATTTAAATGCATTTGAACTAATTAAGAAATTACTTGAGTCACCTGACTCATATAAAGGAGCAGCAAAGGATAAGTTAAATACATTATCTACTGCTGTAGTTCCTGCAGAAATATTCTGATACATATAAGGTCTAATAGTTGAGTTAAGAATAGAAGGGTCTGCTGAATCAATTAATTTTAAGAGTTGAGAATGTCTGAAGACTCCATCAAACTTATTTAAGTTGTTAAAATTATAATCCGAAATAACATCTCTTACCACATTCTGTAGTTCAACACTAGTTCTATCAGTAATGTTTGGATTATACTTAAAGAATACATCTAATTCCAAATTAGTAAAGTTAGGGTCTACAATTTCTGGAGTAATAGAAACAATATTTTTACCTTTCAGTACAGTATCTTTAATCGCGAGTTTTTCTGTTGCTGTAAGTGTGGGTGCTGTAAGAGGTTTAATTGCAATATAGACCGTTCCGAAATCTGCAGGGTCGTTATCTTCTCCACCCCATGTAGCAATAGAAGAAATGTTTGCAAATCCTTTTAGAATAATAGACCTATAATCTTCTGCAGTAACTGCTCTATTTTGTGCAGTAAATGTAAGAGGAGCATTAAATCTGATTGACTCTATTGTTTCTGGTTCATTACCACCTGATGCATTACTTACAGTTGTAATAGCATTAGTAAATGACCCAGTAAGTTGAGGGATAGTATCATTAAATATAAAAGTACTTGCTCCATTAGCTTCTTCACCATCTGTATAAATATAATCCAAAGTTACAATATTATCATTAACTGGTTTCTTACCAGTAATACCATCTCCAAAGTAAACTTCATATCTACCACCTGGATTTTCTTGTAGATAATATACTTGAGCTTTAGAATCTACATTTAGTAGTGATTCGAATCTTGTATAAATATTGTAAGAGGTTGATTTTTCATTGTCTTGTACTCTTACTCTTAATGTGCTTGTATCTGCATCAGTATCTGCAAGTTGAAATTTCTGATTATCAATATCATTATCAACTCTATAGAGTAGACTTTTAAGAACACCTTGAACAATACTAATATTACTAAAAGTATATTTGTTAGTTACTGCATCAAGGTTAGCAGATTCATTATTAAGAAGTGCAAAATCATACTTGATTCCACTTAATTGTGACCTAAGTTTAGTCCCTCTTTTAAGTATTAAAGTTTCAGGCTTAGAACTTTCATTAGTTGCATCAATTACAATATTTACTGTTGCCCTAGATGCAAGGATACTTCTTGGAGTATAACCTAAAAGTTTAGCACGAGTAACTACATTACCTCTAATCTGAGCAGAATCTAAGAATGCTTCATTTAATGCATAGTGAGCGGCCATTGCATTATAATGTGTATTATATGCAAGAACATCAAGCAGTACATTAAGACTACTTCCTTCAAAGTTAAAATCATTAAACTGAGATTGATTTTTTAGATAATTTTTTAAGTTATCTTTGATTTGGTCGAAATCTAGTTCGGTTACATTTAAATTACTAGCCATATTATTACCTTAATCTTCTTAGAGAAATGTCAAACTTATCTATTTGATTATTCTCTTTTATTTTAAATTTTATAGTAATGTCGTATCTATTTTTATTTTCATTACCTTTTACATTTACATTTAGAATTTCTACTCTACTTTCTTTCCTAATTACTGATTTAATCTGACTAGTTATTGATAGTTCAGTTAAGACTCCCATGGGCTCAAAAAGTAACCCTCTAAGATTGGCACCTAAATCTGGCTGAAAAGGCCTTTCAAAGGAATCTGTTAAGAGTAGATTCTTCAATGAATTCCTGATAGCTCTATCATCTCTTAACGGCATTATATCTTTTCTATATGGATGAACTGCCAAAGTTAAATCTAAATCAGCATGGCCCTTTTTTCGAGCTATATTATTAGAACCACCTGTTTTATCAGATGGATTTGTTCTACTATTTGACATATCGTGTATACTCATATAGTTATTTATAAGGGCTTAGTTAAAGAATTATTCAATAACCAATAATATCTTGTCGGCTATAGGCTGGTCAGTAAGTGTTACACTAGTAGAATTATGAGTGTATTTATTTGTTGCCAACTTAACACCGTCTAAAAATACCTCGCCACTTCCTCCTGTAGTTCCATATTCGGTTTGATTAAGTACTGTAGTAAATTCATATAAACCAGAAGTATCATTACTAACTTCTTGCAGAGTCGGTAAAGTTAATCCTGCTGCTGGAGTTACTGTATTTATAGAGGATGGCAATGTTAGTGTAACAGGATTAAATCCTATCAGAGTTAAAAACTGACAGAAATTAAATGAAGTCCACTGTGTTAGGGCCCCAAGTCCTATAGCAGAAAAGAATTTAGTCACAGTTTGCATCCATTCTTTAAGTAAGTATGTTTGCCACTCTTCTGCAAATTGTCTTGCTTTTTCTTTTAATCTTTCTTTATCATAGTCATCTATCTGTAGATTATTAGTTATTTCACCCCCTAATAAATCTTCTAAAGTAAAACCAAAGACAGATACTGCTTTAAGTTCTGCCGCAGTCTTATCTTTTACTAATGCTTCAACATCAATTACTTGTAGTGCCGGTAATGCAGGTAATCCTAATGTATCCCATATCTCCTGAAAGGCACTAATAAGAGCACCGAATCCACCATGTATTAATAGATTCATTTTCTTTTTCATTTCTGTTCTAATATAGTTCCATACTGCATCAGCTTTTAATTCTTTTGTTTCAAACTTCTCATAATTCTTATATGCATCTGGTAACATTTCATATAGTCTATCTGCTTCTTCTTTTATAGATTCTTTTATAGATGATGGATCAGTAAACACCTCTACTATATCAAAAGTAATACCCATAACAGTGATATTAAAATCAATCGGTACTAAAGTTTTAATTAATGCTAGAATTTCAGTCTGTACATACATAGGATATTCGGTAGTTAACCGAGTTACCATAATATCCCATTCTTTTTCTGGTGACCTAAACTTTACATTCTTTGGATCATACTTATCAAGTAACGGCCTTAAACTATCTAACTGCGATTGTATATCTTCTGCAATTTTAATATATTCTGCAGCTTCGTCTTTCGCAGTAGTAACTGCTAGTGCTTTTAATTTTTCTGGATATGCTGCAAGACCACCGAAAAGGTTAGAAAGATTTGCAGGTTTTGGAAGTAAAGTAGCTTCACATTCAAAAGGAGGTAATGATAACGAAGGAGCAGTCATTATACAACCGTAGTCGAAATGGCAGATGTTATTGTTATGGCACCCGCGGAAGTTAATGCAGTAGTACCATTATTAGTGATAGATAAATTACTATCTTTATCAATCGTTATTACTGCACCTTTTGCATGTGTAACTGTAATAGTTTCGTCTCCTGATTTATTTTCTAATTCTATTTTGTGTCCTGCTTTAGAATTATAAACTTTATTAGTAATAGAAGAACCTGTAGGAACATCTTTTACGCCGTCAGTTTGTGTCGCAATAGAACCCATAACTAAAGGGTCTTGTGCTGAGTTACCATCTCTAAAGAATCCTACTACCCATGAACCTATTTCCAAGTGATGGTTACCACCTACACCTTTTATAGACGCAGAAGTTGTTGGCATCATAACAGTTGCCCATGGTAAATCTTCAACTTCAATTTCACTAGCATAAAAACCTAGACACCTAACCTTTACTCTATTGAGATTTTCTGGGTCTTTTACATCTTCTACTATACCAGTAAACCAAGTAAAAATGCCACCTTTAAATTCATCTTTCATTATTTATCCACCCCTTGAATTTCTTTAGGCCTAGAATCTCTCACTATAGTTACAGTTTGTAAATACTGATTTTTAAATTCATGTTCTATATTAATAATTAAATATTTGCCACTTGTAAATTCATCTTTAATTTTACGGTCTTCCTCATTATGACCTGAGTGATTTACCTTTAAGTTAATTAACTGACCCACTCTAATTGAAAAATCACCTGGCAATATAATTGAATGCTGATATGACTTTAATGATGCAATTCTTCCATGAATATAATTTCTATTAAGTTCTTGCATAATATTTAAATCATCACCATAAGCTTTAGAGTTTTTAGAAATATGATAAGTCTTACTATCAAAGCTATCTTCATAACCATAATTTTTATCTGCTGTGTATGACTTTTCAGATTCTAGGGCACCCTTTGTAAACTTATATTGTTCATTTTCTTTAAAATCTTTAGTGGCAATATCCAAAGTTAAAGTCTTGGATGCCATTGCACCTTCCATTGCAGCAATGAATTTAGAGAAACCTGCAGTAGATGAAAGTGCCCTTACATAAGTTCTTTCTTGTTCATAGCTATCATCATCTGCTTGTTTAAAAGGTAAGTTAATAAATGGCCTATATTCGTATGTAAAATAATCTTGGTATGACTTAGAATCTTCAATCATTTTATCTAGTGATTTAAATCTTAATACTCCATCATTAGTTTGATATAAAAACATAGGAGAATTACTGTCTGAAGAATATTCCTTTAACCATCTCATAGCATTTAATGGTTTTAAATTAGGATATATTCCTTTTATTATATTAACTCCATTCTCTTGAATATCAATTTTATTTTCTTTTATATCTAGTTCATTTGTTGCAATGTTTTTTATAAGAGTTCCCACATTACCATTAAATGCATTCTTTATAGTTTTCTTATTAGAATAATCTACATATTCTGAAACACAATTTAAAATATAAGTAGTTAAACCAGGCTTTACTCTTGTAAAATTTTGTATTTCTATAATTCTTAAATTTAATTTTATTTCACGAACTAGTTGGTCTCCTTTAAGACTATCAGGTAGATTCTTTTGCACTACTAGTTCAATTTTTTCATCACCAGATAATTTTGCATCACCAATAAAGTTTACAGTATCACCTATTGCAATTCTAACTTCTATTTGAGGATTGCCTAAATCTTCTTTTATATTAAAATATGCAATGAGGTCTGATATTTCATTTGCAAGGTCAGCATCTTTTTTATTAACATAATCATGTCGAGTTAGTTTACACCTAGCTATTCTATAGCCAGTAGGAGTAGAAGCAACTTCTGTGCCCTCTACTACATTACCAAGTTTACCTAACCCAGGGTTTAATTCTTCACTCATTAATTAATTCCAAATAGTCGTTGTAAAACTGCTCTATATTTTCTGGTCTGATTACTCTTAATTTAGACCTTTGGTCGTTAAGAGCAATTATGTGTTGTCTATTACTTATATATTGTAAACCATTCTCTGATGCTCCTGTGGCATCTGCTTCTGCTAGTTGAGCCCTTTGAGGAATGTTTGTTTCATCAACAAGGCCTTCTCTATTAGCATATAAGGCTTCGTATTCATTAGTAATAGTATTATTGTTATTACTTGTATTTACTGCATCGGGTGATTCTGTAAATACTATATTAGAAAATTCTCTTTGGTAAGTAACACCATTTGCATCTATGACATTTTTATAATATCTATGTGGTGCCTCTGCATATTTCCAAGCCCTGTATGATTGTACCGAATCGTTTGAAGTACCACCAGTTATAATTTCGAATGTATTACCATCACCTATAAATGAACCTGTAGTATCTTGAATAATTAATTGGTTCTTATCTATATCTTTCTTGATTAGAGTACCTGTGGCACCTGAGGTTCCACCAGTAATAGTTTCACCCAATTCAAATCTTCCTGCAATAGAATCAGTATGACCTATTACAATTCCATCTGAATCTGTATTGGGTCTTGGATTACTTGCTACTGCCCATCCATTAAATTCTTTTTCTATATAATCTTCCAACATTCTGGTACTCATAGGCCAAAGTTTATAACCATCATGCAAAAAATCATTTACTACAAAAAATGTCCAATAGTATTTTGTAGTTCCATATAATCTTTGAGAAACAATGTCTGGTCTTTCACCATCTTGAACATCATAGGTAGTATAGGTATACTGTTCGTCAAGTCTATCACCAATAGGCCTAACCTGTCTGTAGATATCAACAATATCTTGTGTAGTACCTGTTCTATTAATATCGTATTCTATTTTAGGAAAAAATTTAAAATAATTCATTATGCATCCTCAGTTTCTTGTTGGGAATCATCTCTTATACTTTCCATTTTATTAATATCTTCCCTTGTTAACTGTCTAGTTTCTTGGAATGTTAAAGAAAGTGTTGTATCTGTGGGAGCGCCGGTGTGGTAAAACATATTACTATTTTCATTATAAGTTGAAGATAAGCCTGTTAAATATGCCTCATGCATCATAGGCATGTAATTATCAATCTTCTTGCCCCTATGAAAAGCAACCTTAAATCTTGGAGGGTATGACACTGCTACATTTCCTATAATTTCAGGATACATATATTTCCTAAAAGTCTTTTCAATCTTTTTCATAACATCACTATCTTCTTTATTACTAGGAACCATTTTAAAATTAAATGAGAAAGTTCTAATACCCATATCTTCAAATGTTGCAGTAGCTTTACTATTTAAAACTACACCTGCATTTGCAGCGGCCATAGTAGCTCCATCACCAGCACCTGCAAATAATTTATTAATTACTGCTGCTCCAATAGCCAGTGATTCTCCAGAACTTGCCGTAGCCTTCGCCTTGGCTGCTTCGGGATCAGATCCATATTGTCCTGCAAATTTCTTTACGGCATCAATAGTACCAAAATTCATTGTTCCAAAATTGGCACTATCTTCCATTTGAAAACCATTAGGGATAAACATATTTATGGTTCCATCTTCTTCACTGATAATGTCTCCACTTTTATTAATTATTTCAATCCTAACGAAACTGGCATCTTTTTCAATAGATAAGCTTATCTCTGTGGGAAAGGTTATATTTGCCATACTTTTACTCCGTATAAATACTTATATTATTAACTAACATATAGAGTATTTATAATGGCTTATAGAGGGAAATATACAATTAAACGTAAAGATAAATATCTGGGTGATGCATCCAGTGTAGTTTATCGTTCATTATGGGAAAGACAGGCATTTAAGTGGTGTGAAAGTAATCCTAAAGTAAAAAGATGGAATAGTGAAGAGATAGTTATTCCCTATAAGTGTAAGACCGATAACAAGCTGCACAGATATTATGTAGACTTACTAATAGAATTAGACAATAAAGAAATCATATTGGTTGAAATTAAACCAAAGAAAGAAACATCACCCCCAAAGAAGCCCTCTCGTAAAACTAAAAGATATATTAATGAGGTTATGACATACATTAAGAATCAATCTAAATGGGAAGCAGCACAACAATATGCAGACCATAAAGGTTGGAAGTTTCAAGTATGGACCGAAGATACTTTAGGCAATCTAGGTATCAAACTACTGAAAAGTTGATATAAATAGTTATACAGGAGAAAAAGTTTATGGCATCATTATTCGATACATTACAGGCCCAGGCATTTAAGGCTGGTATTACTGCTAGGACTAAGCAGTCCCAGAAGTGGTTTCGTAATAAAATTGAGGATATGAAAACACCTGCAAGAAGCGCGTTACTAAAAGATGATGCATTAGAACCCACTACACGAGAGTTGAGAGGTTCAATGTATATGTACTTCTATGACCCTAAACATAAAAAGACTTTACCCTATTATGATAGATTCCCTTTAGTACTTTTAATTGAACAAAGAAAGGGTGGTTTTTTAGGATTAAATTTACATTACCTAAGACCCGATATCCGTGCAAAGTTTTTAGATGAATTGATGAAACTATCTCCAGGAAAAATTACTGATAAATCAAGATTAATGAAAGCACGTTATGATTTAATTTCTAGTACTAGGAAATATAAAGAGTTCAGACCGTGTCTTAAAATGTATCTGAGTAATCATGTTAAATCAAGAATGGTAAGAGTACCGATGAGTGAATGGGAAATAGCAATATTCTTACCAACAGAACAATTTAAGAAGAGTCAGAAGTCCAAGATATGGGCAGATTCAATTAAAATAGCGAGACAGACATAAATGAATATAGATAAATTAAAATCTACAATAGGTAAACGTGGTGGTCTTGCAAAGGCAAATAGATTTAAAGTTATGTTTACACCACCACAACAGAGTTTATTTAATATAGACCCACAGGCAATCTTTACTAGTTTAATCTCTGGTGAAGGAATTAATGCAAAAAGTCTTATTAATGACCCTCGTGACATATCAATGTTATGTACCTCAGCTAATATTCCAGGCAGGTCTTTTAGTACTGATGAGATTCAAATGCATAAACAAGCAGTGAAAATGGTTTATGGTTTTATTGATGAAGATATTGAAATGACCTTCTTACTTACAAATGATATGTATATGAAGAAGATGTTTGATGATTGGTCACAAGCTATTATCAATGACCAAACATATACTTTAAGCTACAAGAATGAATATACAACCGATGTTGTTATTCAACAATTAAATATGGATAATAAAGTTGTCTATGGAGCAAAATTAGAAAATGCTTACCCAATAACTATTTCTCCAATTGAATATTCGAATGATTCGGAAGATATTGGAAGTTTTACGGTGACATTTTCATATGATAAATATAAACTAGAAGGTTCAGTTGAATCCGGATTATCTGGAATCAGTACCGCACTAGATGTATTAACATAATTATATTATAGGAGAATAAAATATTATGGCACTACCAATTGTAAATTCCTCAAGGTATGAGGTAACAATTCCAAGTATGAATGTGAAGGTTCAATATCGACCATTCTTAGTAAAAGAAGAAAAGATATTAATGGTTGCATTAGAATCTAAAGATGAGGCCCTCATAGTTAGGTCATTAAAGGACGTTATTCGTTCTTGTGTATATGATGATATAGCAGTAAATGATTTAACAACCTTTGATTTAGAATTCTTATTCTTAAAATTAAGAGCTAAATCAGTAGGAGAATCAGTAGAATTAAAATTTACTTGTGAGGCTAAAGATTGTGGACACACAATTCCAGTTAATCTTAATTTAGAAGAGATTGAACTGAAAGGTTTAGATTTAGATAGAATAGTAATGGTAACCGAAGAGGTGGGAGTTCAGTTTAACTATCCCTCATTAGATGTACTAGAAGAAGTAAGCATCAAGCCAGACTCATCTAATGACGAGCAATTAGATGCTACTATGAAGCTTATTGCATCGGCAGTTAGTAATATATTTGATGAAGATAATGTATATCCAGCATCAGATAGTACATTAGAAGAGATTGAAAACTTTTTTAATGAACTTAACTCGGAACAGTTTAAAAAGGTTGCAGAGTGGTTTAGTAATTTACCATATCTGCAAAAAGATATAGAATATAAATGTGGTAAATGTGGACACGAACATGAGATGGAGTTAAGAGGTCTCCAAAGTTTTTTTACTTAGGCCTCTCCCATGATTCGTTGGTGAATCATTATAAAACTAACTTTGCTATGATGCAACATCATAAGTATAGTTTAACTGAATTAGATAATATGATACCATGGGAAAGGGAAATATATGTGGCTTTATTACAGAATCATATCAAAGAAGAGAATGATAGAATAAAAGCACAAAATAAGAAACACGGGGGAATGTAATGGAAGAAGAAATTAAATCAAGTGGACATCATCCAGCAGACGTTAATGGTGATGGATATGTCACACCTGATGAACAGAAAATGTATTTAGAGTTTAAAAGAAAAGAACTTGAAGATGCAGATGCAATGCGAGATGCCCAAAGAAAAATGGCATGGTTTGCTCTCGGTGGTATGTTACTATATCCATTTGCAGTTGTATTGGCAGTTCTTCTTGGATTAGATTCAGCAAGTAAAATTCTCGGAGATATGGCAGCGACATACTTCGTTGCAGTTGCAGGTATTGTAGCGGCATTCTTCGGGTCACAAGCATTCGGGAATAAGAAATAATAGGATTAATCTAATGGCTGATAATAAAAAATTAAGAGAAAAGAATCAAAAGGATGCTGCTGCAGTAAAGAAAAAGCAACAAGATTACCAAAATGAAAGAAAAGGTAGGATGGTTCAGGTTGCTGAAGCACATAAATCTCTCTTAGAAAGAGCCAATAAAGCCATACAAGATGGTAACAGTGAACAAGCTAAAGGTTTAAAAGAAAGAGCTTCACATTTTGCAAAAGTTCTTAATGGTGATGGTCGTCAACTTAGTAATGATTACCTAAAAAATATACTAGATGCTTCAGAACAACAAGACCTAGATTCAAAACAAAATTTAGATTTAGTCAGAAAGGCAATAGAAAAACAAACTGCTGAAGATATTAAAGCAACAAGGAAGGCAGAAGCAATTGCCGCGGCCGCACCTCTATCTAAAGGTCTTTCAAGTCTTTCAGAAGAGATTGCTCTTGCAAATGCAGCCGAAGTAGCCAGAGAAAAACTGGGTGATAATACTATGGGCAAAAGACTAAATGACTTAGGAAGTGTATTTGGTAAAGCCGTAAGTAAGGCTGATATAACAAGAGCAAAAGAATTAAAAGAACAATATGCAAAAGTTGCAGAAGCACTAGAAACTGCCACAGCTGGTGGTAATGAAGAAGAGATAGCATTAGCACAACAACAGGTCGATGCACTAGATGATACAGTTTCATCTGAAGAACAAAGAAGAGAACAAAGTAAAAAATCAGATGCAGCCAATAGTACATTAGAAAAGATTAGGGGTGGTGTTGAAGGTTTTAATAGTAAGTTAGGTGATATGGCAAAAGGTGGTGGTTTCGTTGCAGGTCTTGCTGGTGTAGTTCTGGCACTCTTTAGTCCAGAAACTTTTGTTAAGATAGTAAATACTGCAATTGAAAAGGTTATGGTAATAGTTGACTTTGTTAAAGACCTTTTCGAACAAGATTTTGCTGGTTCATTCGAAACTTTTAAAGAAAATTTAGGACTCTTTGCAGCAATAGCAGGTGGTATCTTACTCTTCTTTGGCCCGGCTCTAATAGGTGGTATCATTTCTGTAGTAAATGTAGTTAAGACAGTAGGACTCTTTATGAAACTAACCATGTTCCCTACAATAACTACTATGTTTGCTACAATATCAAGTGCGTTTACTGGCATGATGGCTGGATTAACTCCAATGATAGTAGCACTTGGCCCGATACCACTCATCATTGCAGGTGCCGTCGCAGCTATTGGAGTAATACTCTTCGGATTTAATAAATTAAGAGAGAGTTTAGGACCAGGAGCAAGTATTATAGATACGTTAAAAGTTGCAGCATTATACTTTGTTGATTTCTTATCAATGATTGTAAATGGTCTTACATTCATACCTAGAAAAATGATAAGCTTCTTAGGTAAGAGAGCCGCGAAGTGGCTATTAGGAGATGATGTTGATACATCAGCATTAGATGCTCTAAGTGAAGGCCTTGATACAGGAAGAGGTAAAAGAGCAGCTGATGAGATAAGAAAGAAAAATGAAGAGGCTGCAGCACAGAAAAAATTAGAAGAATCAAGGGAACAAACAACTGGAGATACTTCAACATCTATAGATGAAGGAGCATTAGGTTTTAATTCAGCAGAGGCCACTGCCGCATATGAAGCCGCAATGGCTCAAGTTAATTCAGGTAAAATGTCTGGTACTACTCAAGTTAATGCAGCACAATCATCTACTATTAATTCTTCAAACGTTGTTCATGTAAATACTGATGGGGCCCAATCTTCACGAGCCCTTCAACTTCCTGCTCTAGGATAATAAACAAAAAAAGGGACCCCGAAGGGTCCCAAAGTTCCATTTATAATTATTAATTATTAGGAATCATTTGCAAGTTTTGCAAAGTATGATAGTGTATCATCATCACCATTAGAAGAACTTTCTACAGCAGGAGCCGCTTCTGCAGTCTGCATAGTTGGTGCTTCCATGACATCTGATACTACTGGTTCTGGCGCTGATACGTGTCCAGCATCCACCCCTAGTACTCTATTTAACTTAGTCTTCAATTCATCATAAGACTTATAGTTTTCAGGCTTAAGGAAGTCTTGAAGAGGATATAGTTTCCCATAAACATCTTCTAATCTACTCTCATCGCCATCATGTAGAGAACTTGGTGAAGCAAACTCTGACTTATCATAGTTTACCCAACCTTCTACTTTACGGATTTTAATTTTAAAGTCCGCACCTTCCCAGAAATCATAAGGATTGCATGGTGTTTCATCTTCAAAAGCAGGTTGCATAGCTTCCATAATCTTATCAAAGATTTTCTTACCAAACTTATAAAGGAATACTTTTCCTTCATTCTCTGGATTACTAGGGTCAGAAATAACGAGAACATTACTTACATAATGTAGTCTACGCTTTCTATCTCTAGCAATAGTTTTATCTTCTTCTCTACCTGAATTCCAGAGAACCGAGTTCATTTCTGATACTGGGTCTGGTTGACCGATAGAAGTCAAAGAGTTTTCGATATACCATAAACCATTCGGGCCTTTAAAGCCATGGTCCCAGTATCTTACCCACGGAAGGTCTTCACCTTCTGTACAAGGTAAAAATCTGACTACGGCATAACCGTTACCAGCTTTATCTCTAGTGGGTTTCCAGAATCTATCATCTCCATAAGAGTTAGATTCTTTCTTAGTGGTTGAAACTGCTTCTGCAGCCTTTACGAGTTTATCAATAGATGAGCCTCGTGAGCTCTTTAAGTTAGCAAATGACATATTTATTTCTCCGTATATTGCATTGTATTACTGAATTATCCACTTTATTCATAATATAAGTTATATTATACTACACTTTCATGCAGTTGTAAACCCTTTTCTTAATAAAATTTTACATTTATCGCCATCAAAGTTTACGAATGGGGTATATTTCTTGATTCTCCTTTTAAGGTCAGGCCACATAATCGTGTCGCTAATCTTTTTGGATTCTCTTTCCACAAACCCCAACATTGAATCCAAGATACAAACAGTCTCTAAACTAATTTCATCTTGCATCAATAGTTCTATAATAAGAGGAATCTGATTATCTTTAGATTCAAATAATCCATCGAAATCAGTTTCGTTTATCTCACTAAGTATATTTATATCAATTGAAAACACTCTATGGATACTTTCTCTTATTCTTTTGTATTTATTATAGTTATCTTCACCTTCGTGATTCATCATATCACCAACGTAAGATACTCCCTCTTTAAAATTGGCCACATAATAACCAATTACATCCTTATCATAATTCTTGCCTATCTTGGCAAAGAAATACTTATCCCTTCTTTTCAGAAAAGAGTTTGAGGTTACATTTGATTTATAGTTATACTTAATCGCGTCATAACTATCTGTTTCAAAATGTAACTTCAAAGCATTGTAAATCTTGTAAGAATCAAATGGATCCATCCTCAAACCATTACACCTTCATAAAGGGCTTCAACATCTTCTACTTCACCTACAACTTCACTTAGATTTTGTTTGTGGTAGATATTAGCCATCTTCCTTAGATGTTTCTTATCAATCTCTACATCTTCTACGCAAGAGTTAATCGCCTCTTTAATAAAAGTTCGTTGTGCTTCCATCATAGTCATTGCATTTGAAATCTCTTCAATACAACCTTTGATTCTTTTCTTATCTTCATCTGATGAAGGTATAATCACATTACTCATAATATTCTCCTATATTGGTAATTTATTGGTTTTGTTTGCACCTCGGATAAGATTTAAAGTATTAGCTTCGTGTTCTATCTTATCTCTTAGTGAATCGGTTAATAATTTTTTAAGGTTCTGGTACTGCATACCACGTTCTTCTATAATCATAACTGCGGCATCTATGTAACTAACATCTGGTTTGTCAGCAACTAAATTCTCTACAGCTAATGAAAATCTTTTCTTAGTCATAATTTTATATTGAAATACTTTTTTTTCTGTCATAATATCCTTAGTAAAATACAATCTTGGTTTATTCTTCCATTAGGAGAATTCACTTTAGTTGTAATCTGGTCTTTCCAAACTTGTTTCTCAATTTGTTTGGCAGTTTTTGTTAATATTAAAGGAAGTATCACATCAGGTTTTCTCAACTTAGTACACCTTGATAGTTTTTCATCAAAGCTTTTTATTGTGGTACCGCCCACTTCGAACCCTTTAGTAGAATTAGTAACATATTCATAAAGGTTACGGGTCTTGGTATTAAATACCCAGAGTGTTTCTTTGCCGGGTATTTGAATTGGATTAATTGAAGTTAGTTTATATTCCATATCTTCAATATTATATTTTAAGTTCTTGACTTGAGCATCAGAAGCCTTAGGTTTTCTAGCCCTTGGAGTTCTACTTGCCTTAAATGATAATTGTAGTGAATCTAAATCTGCATAGATAGTATCCATCTGTTTTATCATCTTCTTTTTATTTGCAGTAGATACATGACTATATCCTTCTACTGCTTGTTCACATCTTTTATGTAACGCATCTTCAATCTCTTCATAATACTTATCAATTATTTTCTTAAATGGTGCAACTGCATTACCTTTTAGATTATGTTTCTTAAAGAGTCCAAATACATCTATGGTTTGTTTATAGTCTTTATTTAACCAACCCTCTACTATTACTTCATCAAACTCGCCATAAATACTATCCATCATTTTTCTTCGTGTTCTTTCGGCAATGGATATTACCTTGGGTGCATCTTTTTTCTTTTCCTCTAAAACTTCTTCTACTAGTTTTGCAGACTCTAGCTTTTCTCTTGCAACCTCAGTAAAGTTTTCTATCTCTTCTTTTGTATATTCATAACCACGATAGAATAACCTTGCTGATTTACCAAGAGGGAAAGTTATATAATGGTCTTTTAACTTCTTGATACTATTTGCTTCTTCTTTAGTAAGACCACATACTTCCTCTACGAAATCAATTACATAAGGCACATAGTCTTTTGTTTTATAAAAGTAGTTATACCAATGTGCACCTTTTGTCCAAAGGCTTAGTCGGACTTTATTTTCTACTTTATCGGGTGTTGTTTCACCTGGATTAAATATAGGTTCAGGCCCTAGATATTGGTCTTCAATAGTAACTCTATTTCTACGACCTTTCTTTCTTGTTGCTTCTAATTTTTTACTTACCATAATTTTAAATACTCCCAATTAATAATACTATTATACTACACTTTATGTGTAATGTAAAGGGGCCAGAGATATAAATTGTAAATTAAAAGGAGTAATATCTCTGACCCCGTGACTGCTACTCAACAAGTAACTGTTGATAATTCTTTATCCCTTGAACATAGTTCTCTGCCGCATCTTCTGCAAAGTGTTCGTTGTGACCTTCAAACCATTCAATACCTAGTAGATTATTATCCACGTACATTTTGATTCCAAATTCACGAATGTCTCCGACAGTTCTAAGAACTTCTGCTTTACGATTTGAATATTCACCTTGGCCGGCATATTCGCTTAATAACATATATTTCATTATTTTTCTCCGTATGTTTCTTCCCATTCTATTTTAGCTAGGACGATAATTTGTTCATGTGTTAGGTCTGGGTATTTGACTTTGAGAGACTTAATTAAATTATGCCTTCGTTCTGAATCTCTAGCGAGTAGAAAAGCACCCGAACATAAATAAACAAAAAAGACTAAACCAACTAAAGATAAAACTGCATTTAAAATTTCCATAACTATTTTCCTATATGTTCCACGTCATTACGTGGGATTACTTGATATGCACCTTTATTATATGCTGGTGCAACTGTGAACTTTTTACTTTCTTCTTTCTTCCAACTATTATCAGTTTCTTTTACTGGTGGTAGAAGTGGGGTAGAGGGGTAGTTAATCTGTTCTCTGACATAACTACTATTCTGAACTGGAGTCGACCAATTGTAATCTTTCATGGTCTTAGGTTTTGAAGTAGACATTGATTTTGTCTTGCGTTTCTTACCGGACGGCCCATACTTTAATGAACCGGCATAAAAATTAGTAACACCCATTATTCAATAATATCCTTTGACATAGTAGAGATGTACTTATCAGTGAGCTCTTTTTGTTTGGTTCTCCACATGATTTTAAAATCACTATCTTTGGCATTCTTTTCGGCCTTCTTTAGAGAGGCCATTCTTTCTTTATATCTGGTAATCATCTTAATAGTCCCAGTCGTCTTTAGTTGCCATATATGTTTCCATATAACTACTACCTGCAAGATAATCTCTTGTCTGTTTATCTGTATAGTTGCGATTCTTATCGTGAAAACACTCTAAACTATTTGGTGCCTGATGTGAAGCTTTGGTAATGGCCTTATTAAGTTTGGCCATAGTATTAATTGACTTCTTTCTCTTGTCAATTTTATTCATGGTTTTCTTCATGTTTTGTTTTTCTGCGGCTTCTTTTATCATTTGTAGTCTAGTTTTCATATAAATTCTCCATTCTTTTTTAACTTACTCTTATATTATAACAGGCTTTATATCGCTTGTAAAGAGTTTTTTTCGGTTTTAACCAACTTTTTTGCAAGTGTAACATACTTTATGTAAACATGCTAATCAATCTAAATAGTAATTCATTTTCTATAATGTATTTTACTAAGTTATTGATAAGTAATACAAGACCTGCACCGTTCAGTAGGATGAGTGCTCTGTCTTCCCATAAGATAGATACCCATAACCATAAGGCTATTCCAACTATCGATAACGATAGGTCTATGAATTGAAATTCTGGAACTCCACGAACTGACATTGCACATAATACTATTACTGAAGCAACCCACTTAACATACCAATCAAGTGTCTTACCCTTAGTCCTTGCCATTATACTGCAACTCCTGTAACCTCGTTATCAATAGCATCTAAGTATTCCTTGAGCTCTTGATGACCGAGTAACTGAGAGCCATCTGACATAATGAAGGTGACCGTATAGTTATCCCTTTCTTGATTAGGTAACATTGTCCATTTCTCATTCTTAGAAAGAATTTCTTTCCTCATCCAACCAAACTCTCCATTGGCCACAGTCCTTGCGCAAGTAATACTTCCAGATACATTGATGAAATAAGGATTATCCCATTCCTCAATTGCCAGAGGGGCAGAATCTGCCAAGAGTTGAACATCAATGATATACTCTTGTTGAGCATCATCTGACATTGAAATTGCATCCACAACTTCTGGATAATACTTATGAAGCATATCGTATGCGTCTCCAGTTTCAACCGGACTGACTACGTTCTCAAGAACATAAGCAGAACCACCTTTATATTTCCAATACGGCTCTGAAACCCCATGGACATAATCTTCGTTATGCCAAGCATAGTTTTCTTTGTATTGGGTATTTATTAATAGTTTCATAGGTTTCTCCGTTTAATTTCTAATTTACTAGTATATTATATCAGGCTTTATATGGCTTGTAAAGTGTTTTTTAAAGATTTTTCATAAATGTAACACAAATGTAACACAAATGTAACAATTAATCTATCGGCCAACATTTTGAATAGAGTTCTGCCTCTAATTTATAAGCTTCTCTTTCCCATGGAGCATTTTCATATTTATAATTACGAGGCTTCTTACCTTTCCATGACATACTGTAACCACATAGTTCTCCACGTAAGTACTGTTTGGCATGAACCATTTCGTGAGCAAGAGTTTGCATCATTGATTTCATGGTCATCTTTTTGCCTATAGAGGTTCTTGCGATAGAGATATCAACATATCCTTCTGATGGGTCACCCCAACATAAACCTTCTGCCTGATTATCTAGGGTAGTTTTAAACTTTATAAAGATAGCTTTAGACCACATGCGATTAATACCCAGTTCCTTACATAGGTTTTCAACATACTTTTCTATGGATTTCTTTTTGGCTATACGACCTTTAATCATAGTAATTGGCAAGGTTACTCCTCCTCGGCTAACTTGTTATATTCTTCCTGGGTGAGGAAAGTAAAGTCCTCTTCTTCTAGTTCGATTTTCCAGTTTTCTATATTCATTTAAGTCTTTCTCTAATTACTTAATATGGGTATATTATACTACGCATATTACTGCTTGTAAAGTATTTATTTAGAATATTTTGTTATATAGTTATAACTTAGGAGAATAAATGGTTATAAGTTCTTCCTTACCCTTTACATTAATACTGCCTATTTCTTTGCACTTATATTCTTCTGGCAGTTGGTCTTTTGTGAATGAGGAGATGATGGTTTTGTATTCAAGCAACTCGTGTCTAGCTGCTTTAGCCTCGAGCCTTGCCGCGAGGTTGACTGCGTCTCCGATGACAGAGTAATCAAACCGAGACTCACTACCCATATTACCAACAATGCAATCACCAGTATTGACACCAGTTCCAACATTGATGGCGGGTAAACCCTGCTCGCTATATCGTCTTCGGAGTTCATCTGTTTTAATCTCTATCTCTATTGCTGATTTGACGGCCAGTTCTGCATGATTGGGACAATCTAATGGAGCGTTCCAGAAGGCCATAATACAATCGCCCATATATTTATCTATTGTTCCATTATTATTTAGTATAATTTTAGTCATAGCATCTAAGAATTCATTAATAAGTATGACCAAACCCTCTGGGTCGTTCTTGTTTTTATAGTGTTCTGATATAGGAGTAAACCCCACTATATCCATAAAGAGAAAGCTCATCTCTTTTCTCTCTCCACCCAATGTTAATAGTGATGGGTCTTTCTGTAACATATATACCATATCGGGTGATAGATAAGTACCAAATTGTTTCTTTATTTGTTGTCTTAACATAAACTGTTTATAGAAGTTATTAAAACTGGCTGAAGTAAAAAGAAGTATAAATAATACTGCAGGATAACTTACATCTAGGAGAATATACCATTCGTTCCAAATATAATAAACGGCGCTCCCGTAACCGAGTGTCACGATTAAGAATATCGCAGCACCATAATATATTGATAGATAGTAAACTGCAAGAACAAGAGCAAGAGAACCAACTACCATTAGTACTAATTCGAACCAAGGTGCCCATATCGGACGAGATATCGAATCCTGGTTCACAATCGTTTGCATGGCGGCCGCTTGTAGATGATGTGCAGACTTCAATCCCTGAGGAGTTGGTATCTGAGAAGCAAGACCTTTTGCCGTTAGACCCACAAGAACAGTACGACCTTGAAGATTCGGTAACTCACTGGACTCGTAGTTTATTTCCGTAAATTTATAATTAGGATTAATCCATATAGAACCATTAGAATCAGTAGATATTCTAAATGGCCTTAATATAATCTCTTCAATACCCGTTTCATTTACCTTTATAGTATAAGATAATTTCTGGCCTATTACTCTTACAGCCTCTAATGCAAATGATGGATACATCTCTCCATTAATTTGAGATATAAGTGGAATTCTTCTTACTAACCCATCCACCTCTGGCATACCATTTACAAGTCCGTGGCCCCACGCTCCTTCTTCTAGCTGTGGTATATTAGTAATAAGACCCTTATATTTTATTGCCCAGTTAAGGGGGTCTCCTGTACCAAAGACTGCTGAACCAACATAAGGAGCAGTAGATGACTTACCAGAATTATCTGCATCTTGAGCTAGTATAATACCATTATCTTTTATCCATGAGGCAAATACTTCATCACCTCCAAATCTATCTTCTTCAGGAAACATAATTGTAAATCCAATCATTCCTGCATTGGCATTACGTAAGTCTGAAATCATTTGAGCATATGTTGCTCTAGGGAATGGATATTGTCCTAACTCGTCTAAAGTTTCTTCTGATATATTAAGTAGAACTATCTCTTTTGATTGGGTCTCTTCTATAGTACCAATGAAGGCATCAAAGGTATTTAATCTAAATTGTTCAACAAGAGACGGGTCACTTATTCTTATAACTATAAGGATAATTGATAATATTATGGTTGACCAAATACTGGTTATTAGTTTCATTATTTAAACTTTCTTTGTATCCACTTAAACACATAGTAAATAGATAATCCATAAGTTGCCAGAACTGACATTGATATACCTATGTAAATTAACTCCACTGGTGATAGAAAGAGAACTTGCCAAACAAAATCAGATGCAGCTTCGACATCACCTAAAGATTCAGGCATAACCATATCGTTCTCTTCAAAGAGTTCTAATATGTCGTCATACTCTTCTTCAGTTAGACATTCGTAATATTCTTCGGGGCATTCTGTTCTCATGCGTATATATCCACGTATAATCCTTTCTTACTAGGCCATCCATATTTTAGCCAAATAAACCTATGATAATTATTCATTATAACTAATCCTGAGTTACTGATGTACTACAACCACCGACTGTCATGCAATCGACTGATATAGTATAAGACTGAGTACCACTAGTACCAAATTGCAATAATGTTAAGTCTGTTCCATATAAACCATCAAGAGTTATATTTGCAGTATGTGGTGTATTAGTTCCTTTCTGACGAACATACACATCGTTATTATCATTGTATATTGTAAGGTCTAAATCTTTCGGACCATTACCTTGCTGTTTAACTATGACTTTATTATAGTCACCTGCCATATGTAAATTAAAGTCATGACCGTCCCATGCATTATGTTGGTTTGTTTGTTGAACAGCTAAATCGTTATAGTCACCATATATTGTAATGTCTATCTCGTGACCGCCGCCCTCACTACCATCATGAGTCCAATCTAAATCAGTTTCTGAATCTAAGGTATTCCATACAATACCTTGACCAAGTTTCATTTGATTACCTACACCACTTATTTCATCAAATGTAATTTTATTAGGATAGGTATATGAAGAATGAGAGTTGTATTGAACTAAATACATATCTAAACTAGTGGCAGTAATATATGAATTACTATCTAGCATTTTAATTTCGTTACTATGTCCGATTTGGTCAATTCCTAACTGAAAATTATTTCCTGACTGTTCCATAGTTATTGTATTATCATCTGCAAAACACATTAATGGTAATAATAACATACCTAAAATAAATATTAATTCTTTCATTTAATTCACCTGATTTATATAAATGAGGATATCATCACCCTCGTTTCCAGTTATTAGTCCGTCCCAAGTTGGAGTTACACCTTCTAATGCAAAATTACCTGCTGCACCTATTTTAACTCTTATAACACCATTAACATTTCTGTATAGTACTAAGTCTCCATCTTGTAAAAATACATTAAACTGTGATTCTTCGTTAAGTCCTCTA